TTGTTCAACAGTCTGATTGGCACCTCACGCTCCTTGGCGTAAGTCCATACTGCTGCACACATGATTAAACAGTTACCGAGTCCAGTGTTCATATCACCAGACATACGCCGTCCTTCAACGTCGTATTTAACTCGTCCATCGTCACAATAGCCTGTTCCAAAGTTGTGTAGTTGCCATCGCAGCAACCGGCTTAGCTCTGGATCATTGTTGTAGATTGCTTTGTACACGCTGTGTTCCCATTGAAGCATGCCTTTACTGACATGCATATCAAATTTGGTCGCGTCCAACCCCACTGCTACTGGCTCTTCAAAACTGTGCCAAGCATCAAAAACAATTTGACCAACCTGGTTCATGTTATACCCTTTGACAACAGTGACCTCCCCTCCAAAGGTATCACCGATTGCTGTGTATATACGTTTCTCTGCAGCTTTCAGATACACTCCCAATCCAATATTATATACTGGTGAGCGGAACTGAATACACCTTGGTGCCTTTTCCTCAGGCACCTTTTCACACTTCACATTAACCGTTATGAGGCTGTGTTTCTTTTGAACACCAGCCTCATAATACTCATTCAATGCGTTTTCATATATTGTACGTTTCCGGCCACGATACATCTCAACAAATTGTTCAGGGGAAATCGGGGGGCTACGTTTACAATTTTTGACTACACTGTTTTTAAACTTTAATAGTTTTAAATGAATGAACTGCGGGTCTACCGCATACGGTTGCTCTACCTTGCCAGCCACCTTACAATAGTACATACGTTCTAGTAAGGCAGCTGCAAGTGTGTCCACATCGGGATCGTTTAATTTTAATGTGCGCTCATTGTTGCCGATCCCCTCAACAACATAGAGTCTTCGCACCCGGCAAGGTTCCTGGTATCTGGTTAGTTTGAGCCGGGTATCTTGTAAGACACTTTTGTGTCTCACCCCACTAACCACACCCAGGCCACCTCATGCCATTGAGCGCCTTGCGCCTGCATCAGAGATGCGGCGCAAAGCCTTGTCAGAGTTTAAGCATTGATACGCTAGCACGTCCATTTCTGTTGGAATCAAACATGCTGCAATGACAAGGGGTAACAGCTGCGCACGGTCGCACGCTCTAAGACCGTGCTTGGTCATGACCGCATTAGCAAACCTACGAATAGCTTGCGCGTTTGCTGTTAAGTTTGGGTTGACCACCCCAAACTTCGCTCGGACCTCACTAATGACATGTTCGCGATAAGCATTCTTCTTGCGAAGTCGCCTATGGCATTTAACATTCACTGGTGTGAGGTCATAGTCAACTACCTCTAAGGTTGTTGCTTTTGTGCTGTCTTGGGCGGTATTGTCGTCTGCGGCGGGGATGTTGCTAGTTCCCGACGCATGCGTACCATTAACCAAGTGGTCTTCAGCACAATTTGCGTCATCTGTGGCATGCGTGATACTCTCTACCAGGTCATCCTGGGGGTTCACGGTTGCAGCATACCAAGCTGAACGCAATTTGTTCACAATTTGTGAACTGCCCGCTGATTTACAGCGGGATCCAGAACGGTCGGATTCCGTTATGGCTTCCACGAGAATGGACGAGTGATCCTTTTCCACGTGGGGTCCTCTGTTTTCGAAATACTTATATCTTTCCGAGTATGAATAGGGCAGGTTGTGGGAACGTACTAATAACCATACAATTGCTCCTGCACTAGCCGAGGCGGCCAGTGCTACTCCTATTCCATTGATG